ACAAGGCGACAAGTACGGGCGCTTGGGCAAAGACATTGAACTCAAAGGCAAAACGCTGTTGGACATTTGCAACGGCAAGGCAGCGGCTGTAGCAGAGGACAAACCTGCTGATACACAAAACACCACAAAAGATACAAAGAAGCCTGCGACTGAAGCAATTATGGGCCTGGCTGAGGTAATGACCAAAGACAGTGAAGCACTGACTAAACCTAAAGATCCTGCCAAGCCAGAAACCGCCGCGCAGAATGTGGCGGATCAATACGAGATTGAGTTTATTAAGACCACAGTAAGCTATGGCGACAAGACAGAAGACATTGACATTGGCACATATCTATTGGCCAGTCCCGAGGATATCACCAAGGCACAAACGCCAATGGCCAAACCTCCAGTGGAAAGCAAAGGCACAGATTCAAAAGTTGACACTGCTGCCTTGGGACAAAATCTATTGGCCTATCAGTATCTCAGCAAGGATGTGCCCAAGGTAAACATTGATACCAAGACTGCTCTGGTTAAATTTAAAGCAGGGTCGGGCATTTTTGACATTCTCAGTCAGTTGATTCAAAACAGCAAGTATGTTACTGATCAAGTTGCTGAGTTTAGAGAAGCCTACAACAAAGCAATTAAAATTGAAGATGACGCCAAACGTGCAGAAGAACTAAAATCCTTGTCTAAGCCAGTCAAGTGGTTTAAACTAATTCCTGACATCAGGCTCTTGGACTACGACGAAAAACGTAATTTGTACGCTAAGAAAATTATAATCAAAGTAATTCCCTACTTGATTGATGATGCTCGTGTACCATTTGCGCCCAAGCAGTCGCCAGCAAGTCGTGTAGTAAAAAACTATGACTATCTGTTCACTGGCAACAACAGCGAAGTTATTAATTTTGGTTTAACTTTTAATGCTGCCTACATGCAGTACAACACAACAAACTATGACACTAAAGCCATGAGTGCCGGCGCTAAAAAGCCCAGTGAAACTGAAGAAGTACAAAGAGAGCAAACAACTCCTACTCCGGTAAACTCTGGTGTCAGTAGAATACCTTCTCCGGGTGCCGCAGGCGCACCTCGAGGCATTGGACAGATAACACCTGACCGTGCTCGTAGCGCAGACGTGGCCGCCAGTATATACAGCAAAACAGATTTAGTTAATCTAGACATTGATACACTAGGAGACCCAGACTTTATCAAACAAGATGATATTTTCTACAAGCCGCAACAAGGTGACAAAGCTGATGTTGCTATAGAAGGTGGGCCAGGACAACCCGAAGGAATCCGATTTGATTCAGGGCAGATTTATGCTCGAGTTAACTTTTTAACTCCGCAGGACTACGACGACAATTCTGGCATTATGATCTTAGGTGATAAGAAAGATGAAAAGACTTATCGCCGTAGTGTATTCAGCGGTATATACAATGTGCAACAGGTAGACGTAACGCTGTCAGGCGGCAAGTTTACACAAAAGCTCACTGGCATCCGAGTAGAAGAGGAAGAAGCTAAGTTAGTAGACAAGGCTCCTGCTGCCAAAGAAAGCAACGATAAGAAAAAAACAGCAGACGATCCTGCCAAGAAAGCGCCAGCAGTAACAACTCCAGCGCCAGCAGATGGTAGACCACGTGGCGGAACATAAGGTACAATAAATGTCAACAGTTGATAAAGGTTATTCACGTAGACCAGGCGCAGCGGCCCGACAGGAAACTGACGGGCAGTTAACCACGCCAGGCCCGTATATTGGCATTGTTAAAAACAACCTAGATCCAACAAGAGCCGGACGCCTGCAGGTTTACATTCCAGATTTGGGTGGTGCTGACGAAAACGACGACAGCGGGTGGTACACAGTCAGCTATGCCAGTCCATTCCGCGGACAAACAAGCCCAATGGGCGAATACGTGCAAGAAGCTGAGGATAAAGGCGCAGGCCAACCAGAGAACAGCACACAAAGCTATGGTTTCTGGATGGTGCCACCAGACCTAAACATCAAGGTTCTTTGTGTGTTTGCCAACAGCGATCCTGCACAGGGCTATTGGTTTGCCTGCGTGGGCGACAGCTTTGACATGCACATGACACCGGGCATTGCCGCAGTATCGCCAGCAGACCCCTTGAGCCCTGAAGATGGCGCATTGCCCAACAAGGGTGGCTACATCTGGGATCCAGAGAAATTTGAAACGCACAAGATGTTGCAGGAGTACATTGAGCTTATTAACCCTGCCGGCGGCAGTGTTGAAATTCCTGCTAGACTTCCTGTCAGTGAGCCTGTGTATGCACGACAAGGTGGCAACGATGGTGACGGTGAACCTATTGAAAACATTGATAGGCTGGCCAAGGTACCGCAGGTAGAACAAAGTAAACGACTAGGCATTCAAGGCCTGGCCTTTGACTATCGTCGTGGAGCAACCAGTGCCAGTGCTGTGCGCGAAAATCCCAGCCAAGTATTTGGTTTTAGCACACCCGGGCGCCTACATGCTCTTAAAGACAAACAGACAGCGGCCAAACTATTAGGCATCTTAAAACAAGTGCAAGACGGTAGTGTGTCCCCGGAAGATGATGCTTTTGCTAAAAAAGTACTCAGCAGTAACTATCGTGTTGGTGGACATCAGTTTGTAATGGACGATGGTACAGTTGACGGAGTAGATGCTGGTGTACGTATTCGCAGTGCAGCCGGCAATATGATCCTGCTGGACGATACCAATGAACAGATTTATATCATTAATGCTAGAGGTACAGCCTGGGTAGAACTTAGCCCTAGCGGTCGTATTGACATGTTTGCTACAGAGGACTTTAGTGTACACACACAAGGCAACTTTAACGTTCATGCCGACAAAGACATCAACCTACATGCTGGCAACAAGCTGAAGATGTTTGCAGAGTCTGGCATTCAAATAGAAAGTAAAAATGATCTAACACAGCGAGTGGCCACAGAAACTACGCTACATTCTGGCGCAGGATTTGGCATTGGTGCTGGTGGTAGCCTAGAACTCAGCACAGGCTCTGTGGGTAGCTTTACAGCCAGCAGTGACTTGATACTCAAGGGTGCTACTACTTTTATCAACACCAAGCCTGGTAACATCATCAGTGCGCCACCGCCTATTGAACAAAACAACTTGGTCAAGACTGGTAAAGTTGCTCCTCGACAAGTATGGTGGCAAACAGGCACGTTACGTAGTATTACGCCTATTGCTCCTATGCACGAACCGTGGCCTGCACACGAAGTTGACACAATTCAGACTGCTGTAGTTGAAAAAGGCAAAGCAGGGCCGGGCAAAATTTCGCGCCCGCCGGGCGGAGATGAGCCAGGTGCAGTCAACGAAGCAGACATCAGTCAAGCTGTGCCAGTTGGCGATGGCGTTTGCAAGTTGACCAAAGGTGAAACACAGGCCCTACTGGCCTGTATTGCCAAGCATGAAAGCGGCAAGCAAGGATATAGCTGTGAAAACAGTATTGGCTACTGTGGCAAGTATCAGTTTGGCGTCGAAGCGTTAATTGACGCAGGTTTTGTTAAGCGATCTGCGTTCTCGGGCCCATATAAAGGTTACCACAAGGCAATCTTAGGCAATCCCACAAACTGGACAGGTAAAATGGGTGTGGACAGCAAGACACACTGGAAACAAAATGGTGGCGCACAAGAAGCAGCCATGATTGCCATTATGAATGCCAACTGTAAACAGCTTAAACGGCTGGGTGTAATCACTGATAGTACACCACACGACGCCATTGGGGGCTTCTTAATGTGCAGTCACTTGCTGGGCGCAGGCGGCGCACTAAAGTACAGCAAGTTCTTAAGGGGTCAAGGCGCGGCACCCAAGCCAGACGCCTACGGAACCAGCGCAGAAAAGTACTACAACGAAGGCAAACGTGCAGTTAAACTGGGCGCAAGCGTGGCCAGCGTATAATAAATATGGTATAGGGAAATATTATGCCAGTAATGTATCAGGGGTTCAGCACAGTCTACAATCAGGGTAATAAAAAGTACTCACTGACCAGCTACGACTTAATCAAACAGGATCTGCTTAATGCGTTAAACACACGCAAAGGCAGTAGGGTGATGAACCCCAACGAAGGAACAATCATCTGGGATATAGTTTTTGAACCATTGACTGAGGAAACACAGCAGGCTTTGGTACAAGACATAACCAATATTGTGGCCAAAGACCCGCGCCTCAGCGTCAGCAACATAGATATTAACGCAATCAACAATTCAGTTTATCTAACATTAGACCTAGTATATGTCTCGGACAACGTGGCAGATACCATGCGTATACGGTTCGATAACGCTAGTCTTACAGCAACATTCCAGTAAACTGCTGATTAACACCCAAGATAATTTCTCCCATAAATATCTAACAAGATGGGTTAAATTATGAGCCAACAGCAGAGAATTCAAAACATATTTGGTACGCAAGACTGGCAGAATATCTACCAGACTTTCCGCGATGCCGACTTCAAAAGTTACGATTACGAAACTATTCGTAAGTCGATGATTGACTACATCAGTACCTATCATCCAGAGAACTTTAACGACTACATCAACAGCAGTGAATTCATTGCACTAATTGACTTGATCGCTTTTATGGGTCAAAGCATCAGCTATCGTGTTGACTTAAATGCCCGTGAAAACTTCTTAGACACAGCCACACGTCGCGAAAGTATCCTGCGTTTGGCCAAATTGGTTAACTATCAACCCAAACGTAATCTTGCGGCGCAAGGTTATTTAAAGATTGAAACTATTGTCACAGACGAAGACGTAGTTGACAGCATGGGTATTAATCTTAAGAATACACCCATTGTCTGGAACGACAGCACAGCCAACAACTGGCAAGAGCGTTGGAATACAATTTTAAATGCTGCCTTGGTCAGCAGCCAATCTGTTGATAACCCAGGTAATTCTAATGTAATTGACAATGTTGCCATTGGTGAGTACAGCATTGACTACCCCAGCACCAGCACACAACCCCTGCCCTTTGCCGCACGTATTGACGGAGTTGTGCAGAACTTTGAAGCAGTTAATATGACCAGCCTGGGCAAAACTTTTGTTTACGAACAAAGCCCAAGTACAAATACAGTGTTTAATCTCCTGTATAAAAAAGACAACAAGGGCTACGCCAGCAACAACACTGGTTACTTTATGTACGTCAAGCAAGGCAATCGTGCCAGTGAGCGTTTTACCATCACAGAAAGTTTGCCCAACAGAAGCGTTCAACTGTCTACCACCAATGTAAACAACACAGACGTTTGGTTGTTTGAGATCTCTGCCGCAGGCACACTGGTGCCGTGGACAGCCATTGACAGTTTGTACGGCTACAACACCAGTTACAACAACTCTAGTGTTGGCAATAAAAAGATTTACAGCGTAGAAACAGGCGTCAACGACACAGTTGTTTTGAACTTTGGCGACGGCGTATTCAGCGACATTCCTGTTGGTAACTTTGTCTGCTATGTTCGTCAAAGCAACGGACTCAGCTATCGTATCAACCCATCTGAGCTTAATAATGTTACCTTTAACATTCCCTATCTAAGCAAGGTTGGTCGTGTGCAGAGCCTACGTGTGGTGGCCAGCCTAAAGTATACCATTGCCAACAGTGCAGAGCGCGAGAGCCTTGATCAAATCAAGTTACGTGCTCCACAGAACTATTACACACAGAATCGTATGGTCAATGGACAGGACTACAACAGTCTTCCGTTTACCAAGTACAACAACATTCTTAAGATTAAATCAGTCAACAGAACCAGTTCGGGTGTTAGTCGTTACTTAGACGTCATTGATCCAACTGGCCGTTATTCCAGCACCAATATCTACTGTGGCGACGGGGTAATCTACCAAGACGATACATTACTCAGCGATGCATTTATCTATGCATCACGCACAGACATTATCACAGCAGTACAGAATAAAGTACTACCAATCATTGCCAACAGTAGTTTGATTAATTTCTTTTATGCCAACTACGGTGCATCAGTTGTTGGCTTTGCCAGCAGCTGGAAAATGATTTTAACTGACAACAACACCAGCAGTGGCTACATGGTTGATGACAGTGTGTCGCCACCAGCGTTGATCAGCACAGACAACAGTAAATTTGCCAACAAATATTCTGTTGGTAGTATTTTAAAGTTTACTCCGCCACCAGGTAAAGTATTTGACAATAACAATGCCATTGTAAATGGCTCTGTTACCAACTTAAAGATCAACCAACACGCAGAAATTTACGCAACAGTTAAAACTGTGGTTGCCAATGGCAACGGTAATAATAATCTGCGCCCAGGACAAAATGTTGATGGTACTGGTGCAGTGCTACTCAGCGAAAAAGTACCAACAGGTGCAGTGCTAAACAGTATCCTGCCTGTGTATCGCCCTTACTTGACCAGTACAGAGCAGACCACACTGATCAACCTGCTAGAGCAAGACCGCAACGTAGGTCTAGGCTACGACCGTGCAACACAGACATGGTATACCGTTGATAACCCAAATACTGTCGCCGGTTTTGAAACACTCAACGGATCAATCGGCGCCGCAACCAACAACGCAAAGACCTGGTTGGTTACATTCATTAGTAGTACTGGCACATATAAAATCAATGCTCGCTTCTTGCGTCATTACTTTGCCAGTGAACGCGAAACAAAGTTCTTCTATGATCCTACAGTGAAAATTTATAATCCACAGAACGGTAAACAACTCAAAGACGGTATTACTGTTCTTAAGAGTAATGCTCTACCAGGAATTGAATCCAATACTGGTTTCAGCAGAGACATTCCAATGGAAATAAAAAATCAAGTTGTTGGTGCCGACGGTTTTGTTGACGACACTAAAATTGAAATTAAATTTGCTGACAAAGACAGCAACAGCGTTCCAGATGATCCTTTTTACTACAAGAATATTGTAGGCACAAGTCCCGACTATGTGTTTTTCCAAACACAAAGTGACACCAACAGCAGTAGAGAAGTTCCTTTAGCCTCAGGTACAGTAAAGGTTGCTGACGATGGCTTTACCATTGACAGTGATATCTATAGCTATGCCAACGGAGACATTGTTTTTGCTGTAGGCGATGGCAGCGCAGGTGTGTTTTATAGAATTAGTAGAACCAGTACCAGCGCCAGCAAAGTGGCTGTTACAGGATACAGCTACAAATACGGCCGCCAGGATATTAAATTCCAGTATCGTCATAACGCTCCGGCTGATCGTCGCATTGACCCAAGTCCAAGTAACATCATTGACGTTTACATTTTGGAAAAGAACTATGCTGCTGACTACAGCAATTGGATCCAAGACGGCACCGGCAAAGTCAGCGAACCCGTTGAACCTACTACAGAAAGTCTACGCACTGACTTTATTAACTTAGACGAGTACAAAATGATCAGCGATTTGTTGATCTTTAACCCAGTTAAGTTTAAACCGTTATTTGGCACCAAGGCCGATCTAGAACTACAAGCTCGTTTTGTTGTAGTTAAAAATCCAAACGTTATTGTCAGCGACAGCGAAATTAAGAGCCGTGTTATCACTAAGATCAACGAATACTTCAGTGTAGACAACTGGGACTTTGGAGAAACATTCTATTTCTCAGAGTTGGCAGCTTATCTACACGCAGAATTAAACAGCATAATTAGTAGTGTACACCTTGTACCTGTCAGCACAAATCAGACCTATGGCGACCTACAACAGATTCGTTGCCAGAGTTTTGAAATTTTTACCAGCAGTACAACTGTAGCAAACATTGATGTTGTAACAAACTTAACTTCTTCTCAATTGAGAGTATCATAGTAAAATGGCCATTACCAAAACAATTAACTTCCTGCCCAGTTATCTACAGACCACTGTCAACGAACGTTTTCTAAACAGTACACTAGATAGACTAGTAGGCGAAGGTACCACTGAACGCTTTGACGGATACATTGGGCGTCGTTACTTGGACGGTCAAAGTCTAGCAGGCAACTACGTTGTTGAACAAAGTCAGTTTCGTAATCGTTATCAGCTTGAGCCAAGTTTTGTCACACGCAACAGCAGTGGCAAGGTCACCAGTCTTGCTGGTTTTAAAGAAACTGTTAATAGTATTGCACACAAGGGTGGCCTGACCAATAACTGGAATCGTTTATTCACTGGCAACAGCTTTACCTGGAAAGGTTTTGTTGATATTGACAAACTGGTTAACTATCAAAACTATGCTTGGCTACCAGACGTTACCAACGAAGAAACAGGTGAACAACTTCCACAGCTGGGTGCAGTGCCTGTATCCAGTAGTAATATTCCATTGTCTAAGACATTCACTGTATCTCGCAGTGAGCAAGGTATTACAGTGGCAGGTTACCCAGGTGTTAACCCTGAACTACAACTTGCACGTGGTGGCCAATATAACTTTGACATACAGGCACCAGCTGGCCAACAACTAAGTCGTGGTCCTAAGACAGTTAATCAGGGAAATGCCGCAAACTCTGTGTACATTACCAATGATACCAGCTACTTCAGCAACAACTCGGGACGTTTTGTCAATGGTGCTTTCCTTACTGTAGACGACCCCCGCAGAGAAATTGATTTTGCGGAGTACCCATTTACTGTAGAAACATTTATTAACTTTAAATCAGTTGCTTCAGCTGATCAAATTATCACCGGCTCATGGTTAGAAACTAACCCAATGGAAAGCTCTTGGTGCCTGCGCCGTGTTGTGAGGGATGGCAAGAGTTATATCAGATTCCAGTGGATCGACAGTGACGATGGTGGCACAATTTCATTAGAACATGGTCAGCCTGTGGTCACAGGACAATGGTATAACGTTGCTGTAAGCCGCAGTGGTGGTAATTTCCGTTTATATGTTAACGGTCAACAGTCAGCATCGGTCTACTGGGCAAAACGTTTTCGTAGAAATACATATCCAGTTACAATTGGCGCAGATACCGCGGGTAACTTGCCGTTCAACGGCTATCTTGAAGATACAAGATTCAGTAATAAGATTGCTCGTTATGTAAATTCTTCATATGTTGTAACACAACAAAACTTGACCAACGACGCAGATACTACTTTATTACTGCACTACGATGGTTCCAGTGGCAGCACAGAAATCATTGACGACGGTGGCAGTGGACAGGGCCGTGTGTGGATGCAGGTTGCTCCAGGCACCCAGGGTAATATTCCTAGTAACCCCAGCTTAAATGGGCGTGACATCGCGGGTGTTTCTAATAATGGAACAAACTCGGGTACTATTGTTTTTAATGTACCGTTGCTCAGCAGCGAAGCATATTATCGTAACCTGGGTCAGCACAACGATTACCGCGACACAGTAGATTTAGCCACTGATTTAAAGTTCAATCAGGTCAATGGGCAGATATACAGTCGCTTTATCAGTATTCCGGATCTGTCAGAAGACTCAGCAACAACTGGCCGCTGGGGCGGCATTGACGGTTACAGAGATCTGCAAGGCAAGACAATAATTTTTACCACTAACCACAGTGATGGCTGGGAAAAGATTGTAGACTACGAAGACAGTGCAGGCTACGACGTTGGTGGCTACGAGCAAACACAAACACTTACCATTGCAGAACGCACAAGTATCTGGACTATCAACATCAGCGACAACGGGATTATTCATCTAGAGAGTCCTGTTGTTGTCAACCGCGACTACAAAGTAAAAGTTGTTGCCGGCGACACCTATCGCAACACTGAGTGGTACAAAGATTCCACAGATCTATTAAAGCCTGTGCCGTTGCTGTCTGGTAACTGGACAAAATTATATCTGCAAGACGATTATTTTGTCAGCAATTATTCTGCTCTGACTATTAACAACAATAGTATACCAGTAATCAATGTAGATGAAGATATCATTGGCAAGGCATACTACACAGCCGGTAACGGTGTAGAGTTCATCAACGGTCTCAGAGTTGTTTTTGACAGCTATGCCAGTCCCAGCAAGTATGCTGATACCACAAAGACCTGGTATGTACAGGGCGTTGGTACCAGTATTACACTGGTGCCAGCAGAAGAACTGGTAACTGTTGAACCTTGGGCAATTAATTACCCTGAGCCTGACTATATTACTATTGATCGTTCAAGCCCTGACCGCAATGCCTGGAGCCGCACAAATAGATGGTTCAGTGTACAGGCAATTCAGGCCACTAGCAATTATCTGACCGTCGACGAACCAGCATATATCCGCGCTCGTCGACCAATCATTGAGTTTATGCACGGTCTACGCCTGTGGGATATTGCTCCTGTGGCAATTCCTGCTGTGACAATCATGGATACAGTGACTACAGATCCCCTGAGTAACGTCAGTGGACGCAGTGGATACACAGTTGATGGGCATACACTAGCAGATGGCGACACAGTTATCTTTAATGCTGCCTTGGATAAAAATACCCGCGGCCATGTTTTCCGCGTAGACATTGTTGATGCAGATGGAAATCCAAATCTACAAGTACGCAGTACCATCCGTGCAGCCACCACAGAAGCGATTACGCTGGCCGGCCTGCAGAATATTGATGGTGTAGCCTTAAGGCAAAATGATTTAGTTCTTGTTTGGAACCAATTTGATGCCACACAAAATGGTATCTATGTAGTTAAGACCGGTTCATGGATTCGCGCCACAGCCTTTGATGAAGACTTTGAATTCCGTCAACCGTTTTATGTGTTGATCTCAGAGGGGATTGTCTACGGCAATCGTAATTTCCAACACTTGCCGTCAGGTACTGGCACTGACCCTGTGCAAGTTGGCACCAGTGCTATTATTTTTGCTTTAAGCGAAAACATTGGATCAGTTATTAATCTAGTTGACATTTCTCCAGAATTATCCAATAGCAATACAGTATTGGTCAAAGCAGGCACAGAAAACGCTGCCAAGAACTTTAACTATAATTCAAACACTCTGAACTGGTCTGCAAGTACACAGCAAAAGAGCACTGCCCAACAGGCACCTGTATTTGACGTCTTTGATGATGCTGGAAATAGTTTTGGCGACACCAACTTGTACGTAGGCAGTAACTTCCAGGGAAGTAAGTTATTTTCCTACACCGTTGGTTCGGGTACTAACGATGCTGTACTTGGATTTCCGTTAAAATATCGTAATATCAACAACGTTGGCGACATTAGTTTTACCAATAACTATGACAACGATCAGTTCACCTATCTAGTTGATGCAGCCACACGAAAGTTTGCAACAGTTAACCTTGGTGAAGGGCATACCTTACAGGTTGACCCAGAAACATTAACTAACACTGCCTATGATCCTTGGCAGTTGATAAACAGCAGTTACGAACTATATCAGAATATTGAATACAAAGGGCTAAAGACCATTCGAGTAACTGGCACATTGTTAACAAAGACCAGTAAAAATAGTCAGTTAACCAAGGTGTATATTGATGACAGTCAGTTGGACACTGACATGTTCACAGTCCAACAGGTCAACAGTCAAATTGTTATTACAATTGGTGCAGATGTAACAGTAAATCCTGACAGTCGCGTCCTGGTGCAGGTGCTGGCCACTGGCAAACTAGCAGGTTCCTGGTATAGTATCCCACAGAGTTTTGAAAATAATCCTTTAAATCTTAAACCAGAATCATTTGTACTCAGCGATCTGCGAGACCATGCCCTGGCAATCCACAGCAACCACGGCCATGGATTTACCAGTAACACTCAGAGCTTAGAACTAGACAACATTGAACACAGCTATTTGATGGGCAAGATCATTGTCCACGAAGGCTTTAGTGTATTGCCGGCATTGCTGTTGAACAATAAACACTTTGACATTGATTTGAGTATCAAGCAGTCTGCCAGGGACTACGAGCAATTTAAACAAAAGTTTATTTCCAGCACTGAGCTGATTGAAAATATTGAAAATATGTCACCGGCTGATGGGGTTGATGCTGTTATGTCCGCAATCACTCGTGACAAAAAGACTTCAATGCCTTGGTATGCCAGCGATATGGTACCCTTCAATGGCACAAACACCGAAATTGTTATTCTTGACAAGAATCAAACTGAGTATAATCTCAGCAATACCTACAGCTTTACTTCGGCCAATGCCAACGCAGTGTTGGTCTATCTAAACAACGAACAGCTGATCAACAATGTTGATTACACTGTGTCTGCTTCTGCGGCAGCAGTTACTATCGTCCGTGAGTTAGCAGTTGATGATGTACTTCGTCTAGTAGAATTTACCAACACAGATGGTTCGTTTGTTCCGCAGACTCCTACTAAGTTAGGCCTACACCCTGCTTGGGCTCCAGAGATTTTCCTAGACACAAGCTATCGTGTTCCGGTAGAAATGATTCGTGGTCATGATGGTAGTTTAGTTCGAGCCTATGACGATTACCGCAGTGCGTTAATTCTTGAATTAGAAAAACGTATTTTCAACAATCTTAAAGTTGATAATCAACGCTGGGCTGATGTAATCAATGAGCGTGTACCTTCCCCGGGTAAATTCCGTAGCCTACAGGCCGCAGAATTTTACAATATTAGCCCTTATAGTTTAGTTGAAGATACTACAATCACACGCCGGTTCTTCTACGAGTGGGTTGCTGAGAACTCAGTGAGCTTCCAGTTGCCTACTTATAAAGCCGGTGACGAGTTTACCTGGAACTGGAGTAGCAGTTCTGACAAGATTGACGATTCTCTAGTAGCAGGATATTGGCGCGGCATTTACCGAGAGTTCTTTGATACAACACGCCCACATCTGCATCCCTGGGAATTGCTGGGACTAACAGTAAAGCCCGTTTGGTGGGAAGAGACCTACGGATCTGCTCCGTATACTGGTGAAAATCTAGTATTGTGGCAAGACTTGCGTGACGGCATTATCAGAGACCCGCAGGGCATTCGCTACAGTAGCTTTGGTGCTCGCAGTGGACTATTGTCCGTGGTACCAGTTGATGCCCGTGGCGACCTATTAAGCCCAAATGACAGTGTTATTGGCAGCTTTAATACAGGTAGTGTACAGCAAGGTTACACTTTCAATGACGGCGCCCCGGCAGAAACAGCCTGGAGACAAAGTAGTAGTTTTGCATTCAGTCAGTTAAGAACACGTATTCTTAAGAATCCGATGTTTATGCTTGGCTGCACCTGGGACACCAATCGCTATCAGTTAATTGATGAAAGTGCAGGCATGCGCTACGATCTGCGCCACTTACCGGCAATCACTGATGTTATGCTTAACACAGTAGACTCAGGAAGCAGAGTACATGCGGTCATTAACTACACCATTGAACACCTGCGTAATCAAGGTATTAATCCTGCGGTAATTCGTACTGCCATTGACAACACACAGGTTAATCTTGTGTATGATATGGCTGGATTTGCCAGTGCAGACAACCTAGATGTCTATGCAGAACAAAACAGTCCACAGACCACCGGAACCAGTGTTAAGATTCCCACAGAAAATTATCAGTTGTTCTTGGATGAAAATGTTCCATCTGGTGTTTTGAGCTACAGCAGTTTAATCATTACCAATGCTGGCAATGGTGCCTTCCGTGTCAGCGGTTACGACACAGTTAATCCTTATTTTGTAATCTATCCAACAGTTTCTAGCAATGATTATACACCGTTGACCTTTAATAATGTTACCTACAAGGCCTACAACGAGTTTACACGCGAGCCAGTGTTTATCCCTTACGGATACACCTTTGCTAATCGCCAGCAGATGTTGGACTTTATTGTTGGCTATGGTTTCTACTTGGCTGACAATGGATTAGTATTTGAAAATGAAGCAGACCTAGAGCGTGTGACCTGGCTAGGCACTGGCGCACAGTTTCTAAAATGGAGTATGGAAAACTGGGAAACTAGTTCTTCGACCCCATTGAGTTTAGTTCTAAGCCCAGGTGTAAGCAAACTGGTATACCGTAGTACATCTGGTACATTACAAAACATCAATGACCGTATACAAAACAGTGTCATGGATTTAAACCAGACACAAATTTCGGGTCAACAGATAGATGTACTACGTGGAAGCCCAGACACAACTATTACGCACGTTGACGAGGGTATCATTGCTGGCCTCCGTGCCAACATTGTTAGCTTTGAACACAAATTGGTATTTGACAATACCACTATTTTCAATGATATCGTCTATCGTCCAGAGCTGGGCCTGCGTCAGAGTCGACTGCACATTGTGGGCTACAAGACCGGTGCCTGGGACGGTACACTAAACACACCAGGCTTTATGTTGATCAAAGGCGCAGTTGACGAATGGTCAGCCAGCACCGACTATAACATGGGCAGTATTGTCAGCTTCAAGGGACAAAACTATGTAGCCACTGAGAGTGTAATTGGTGATTCTGAATTTCAGTATGCATCATTTACTGCAATGGATAGAACATTCACTGACAGCGTACTGCCAAGTTTAGCAGTTAAAGCAGAAGACATTCGCACTGCCTACGATGTAAACAGCTACAACCGCATTGAAGATTTTGTGCGCCTACGTGCTAATACCTTGGGCTATGCAGAACGTGACTGGCTGGCAAGTTTAGGTGTTGACGTCAATAGCCAGGTTGATTTCTATCGAGGCTTTATCAAAGAAAAAGGCACGCTAAATGCTGTGGGCAAGTTTAATCGTGCTGGCAGTGCAGAATTGCTGGCCGACTTTACCATCAATGAAGAATACGCAATTCGTGTAGGCGAGTACGGTGCAACAGCACGTACAGGATTTGTGGAAGCAAGTCTACCCAGCCAAACAGAACGTCATAGCCCATTGATTGTTAAGTTTACCAACACACCAGATCCAAGTCTAATCAATGAGCCCAGCGCAATTCAAGTCAACGAAGGTAGTTTATACAAGAAGCCAAACTTCTGGCGTAATCAGTTTATTCCGTTGCGCGGCACACTGGTCGAAAACGATACTTCCTTCAAGGATGCTGGCCCATTGTTGCCGTCAGACGTTATTAACTACGCCAAGGCCACTACTGCCAGTTTAACTGACACGGACATTAATAATCTCTTCTTTGCTAACATTGAAGATCTTGCTGCCGCTAACCGTTTAAGTATGGTTAAACATGCTAAGTTTGGTAACCTAATTAGCGTTGCCAACGATTATCGTTTGTCGCAAGATGCCAAGTGGAATTTAATCAGATTTTGTCTGGCCTCAGCAAAGATCACTGGACTGATTAAGGTTAATAGTACTACACTAGGCATTAACCTAGGCGGAGATATAAACTTAGACGTTGGTGATTACATTGTTCTAAACTTCCCGTTTGCAGTTGAAGACAACCCTGTGCCTATTACAGGTGCATTTGAAGTAATAAACTACATCACTGAGCCAAATTCTAGTAGAATTAGCTACATTGAAGTTTCCACAGACATGGCCAAGCAGACATTTACTACTTTAGCTGTACTAGATTCCAATGAAAGCAGCGGCTTCTGGGTGCAGGAAACTCTAAGATTCAATGATATTGGTGCAGCCGCTGTCACAGACGATGCTGGCCTAATGGGTTTGCCTTTAGTTGGACAAGCGGTGGTTGACAATGATACCAACGGTTGGGCCTACTATCATTTTGCGGAACCATACACTGACAGCCAAGCAAATTTACCTGGCGGCAGTGTTGACGCAGGGTTAACAATATCTGACGCAATTACAAAAGCAGTGGCCATTGACTCAGGATTGGATATCCTGTGGATGGGTAAGCCAGGCGATGCTCACCCACAGACTACTTCGGCTAATGCTGGCACGTTGATATTACGCGACATCAAAGACCAAATGGTCAATGGCCTGCTGTACCCATCCTTGAACGCAATATTAACTCGTCCAAGCGGCAGTCCAAGAACAGATCAGCGCAATCTAGGCTATCGTTTAACAAACTTAGGCGACTACTCGGCAGCAGCCAGCGCCAAATACTACACTGGTGGCAACATCAGCAACAATCGTGGCTCAGTGCATATTGTTAAAATGATTGGCGGTGCTAACTTTGCTGACAATAGTCTTTCAACCTTTCAAGTACTAAGCTGTGATGGCTTTACAGGCAGTGAAACAAACCTGTACTGGGGAGACGCATTAAGTTCTACCAGCGACCAGTTGTTTGTTGGCGCACGTAACAGCAGTGG